AAAGCGTTATAAGGTGCTGTGGAAATAAGTTATTAAAACCGTAGTCAATCCAACCTGCGCGATTCTCTTTTTCAATCGCTTCAACTGGTTGGTATGCTGAAAGATTAATTGCTTGTATATTGTTTTCCATTTTATGCACCTGTATAAATTACGTCAACGGGAATCGTTGGCGAAGAAACGTCAAAGTAAATTGTTCCGTCTTGAAGAATCATTGAACCGCGTTCAACAAGTCCAACAACGGAAGCATCTGTTGGATCTAAATTGTCATCGCTGTTTTGTCCGTACACGTCGTACTTGTATTTACCCGCGTCGACAAGACCAACGGTGGTAAGTCTTATTTTTGTTACGCGTTCGTTCTCGTTTATCACTTCGACTACTTGCGCTAATTGTTCACCTGTCATTTCGTATGTCATGACAAGAAGATAATGAGTAAAGGCAACGTTGAAATAGGCACGTCCTTCATCGAGTGAAAGATACGCTTCTTGATTCGCTGTGTTTGTGTTTAGGTATACCATTCCCCTTTTTCCTTTACGTTAAAATTACATCACAGAGGAGCGCGTTGCTCCTCTATGTGTAAAAGTTTTTTAATTAAACTGCAAGAATGCTATTCGGTGCGCCGTCTAATTTGTAAGCGCGCTTTGCAGCTTCGTGAGTGAACGCTAATGTGTAGCCATTCATGTCACCTAACACAGTTCCTGTTCCTGCTGTTGAAGTAGAAAGGTCTGCTCCGTATTCGTAACCAACAGCCCACCAATTGTTATTGGTATCTTGAACAAAAACAACAACACGACTTGTTGCAACATTTTGCAATTCAAGACGCTTTGCAGCGGTTAATTTATTTAACATGATGTTCACCGTCTGCGTGTAGAAAATAGTTCCTGCATCGCGGTTGAAGTTGATTGTTTCTTCGAAAGAACCTGTTTGAGTAGGTAATTCGTAAGTGTACAAATCACCCGATACAACGCCTATAATTTCAGTAACAACTTCATTTGCGTCGAGGTCGAACTCAACAAGTGATTGGTCGACTAAAATGATTTGCTTAATTCCACCGATGCCGTCTTTGCAATCGAGTGTAAAACCTGTGCTTAATTCACATGACATATTTGTATGTTTTTTATTAGCACAAAAGAGGAGCGGTGTTTAGCCGCTACCTCTGTTTATGCAAGGGTTAGAATGGTCTGATTATGCTGTGTATTGATAGAATGCAATCTCGTCACCGAAACCGTATTGTACACCTGCGAAGAAAGAACAAGCGAAACGAACGTTGTCAGAAAGGTCGTATTGGTACATATCCAAAAGTGCAACGGTGTTCCATTGGTCAAGTAAGTTAGTACCAAACCACAAGTTCGACTTCTGATAGAAAGCCATTGTGTCGTCGCTCATTCCTGGGCACTCGATTACATCGTATTGACCCTGCCAGTTCATTACAACTGATTCTCCTTGGTACAAGTAGTAACCACCGCCAAGACCTAAGATAGCCGTTCTGTATGCTTCAGCAACGTTTGAAGAAACTGCAATTACAGGCTTCTCAGTTGCACGACGTACGCGTGTTGGAAGTGTCAAAACAAGTTTACCCATTTCCTCGATAACGTTTGCAGAAGTGATTGCCTCTGGTGAAGCAACGTCAAGAACATTACCGTCAGCCAAGAACAAAGTTTCGAAACCTGCGTACTCACCAGCGTTAGCGTTAACACCCTGCCATATCAATACTTCGTTGCGTGCTGCAACACCCGCCATTACGTTAGCAATTAAAGCGTCAGACAAAGATGCGTGAAGTTGTCCGTTTTGCTCTGAACGCGCTTCCCAATCGATTAAGAAATCTTTCTTGCACAATTGTCTGTGAACTTGGAATTTTTCAAGTGTTAAGATACGCTCAGAAAGTGTTACCGTTCCTGTTGCTGTAAAGTCGCAAGTAGCATTTGCGAAAGTTACCTCGTCAACTAAACGACGAACAACCTGCTTGTATTCGATGTTCTCTTTGATTGTAACCGCAGCAAGTGATTCGTTGCTTAAAAACGCAGCGCGGATATATCCTGCTGCCTCTCTACCTGCATAGGTAGTTGTTAATGATGTTGTAGTAGCCATTTTTTATTGTTTGTTTTTTTATTTTTTAAGGTGAAAGATGAAACGTTCTTCAGGCGACATTTTAGCGTAGCTTTTAGAAGGTGTTTGTTTTGCTTGCTTTACTTCTTTGATAGAAGTCGCGGCAGGTTGCGCGCTTAATTTTGTTACTTCGCTTGAAAGATTCTCATTCGCTTTTTTAGCGTCTGAAAGTTCGCTTTCTAACTTAGCAACCAACGAAAGAAGTCCTTCAACCTCTTTGCTTAGTGATTCGTCAACAACAACCTCAGTAGATTGTTTTTCTTCTTCAACTTCAACCTCTGGTTCTTCTTCTTCCATTGGTTTAAGTTCAACAAGTAGACCGTCTGCAACGACTACAATAACGCCTTCTGCTGTTGTGTATTCTCCGTCTGCAACTACGACTTCATTGCCGTCTGCGTCTTTAGATAATACACGAACGCCTGGAGCCCATGTGTCGCTGTCCGAGTAGATACTCGTTCCGTCTGCTAAAATCGCCTCAACCATTTGTTTAACCTCAACTACTTCTTCAGCAGATAGGCTAACATTGTGTTTGGCGAATAGTGCGTTTACTTTTTCTCGTAAGTTCATAATTCTGTTAATTGTTTGTTTGATGATTAGATATAAAATGTCGTAGATTTGTTTCGTAATTCGATTTTTCATTGATTACTTTTTGATTTTAGGTTTGAACGGGGGAGTAGTTACCCCCGTTTTTTTTACCCTAAATTTTCGAGAATGTCATTCAGTACCTTCACTTCCTGTTCGTTCAATCCATACGTCTTAAAACCCATTGCAGCACCTTCTTTCGTTATCTTCGTGAGTGCAAGAAGAAACAGGTTAGCGTCGTCGTTGAATAATTCAACCTTCAGGAAACCACCTGCTTCGATATTCATGCTTATTCGCCTTTTAAAAGTTCTTCAATTTCAGCAAGTATGGAAGCAAATTCTTCGTGTGCGCTTAAATACATTTCTTTCTCAACTTCAAAGTTTCCTTCGATTGAAAAGCCAAGAACCTCTTTGTTTTGAATCTGTTTTTTCACTTCGTCGTTCTCGACTTTCATGCAACCGAACCACGTTCCTTCAGGAAGGTCAAAACCGAAGTTTTTAGACTTGTCGTTTTCGCCTTCGATTATCCACGTTTCAACAAGCGACACCCCTTCAACAACTTTCGCGTGTTCAACGGTTGCGTTGTTGGTCATGTTTTGCTTCAAGTAGTTGTAAGCAATGGCGCGTATTGTGTCCTTCGAATACTTAACGTAGTATTCTTCTTCGGTCTTATCGTTGCGTCTGTAAATGAGTTGGTCGGGAATCAATAACGCACCGTACAAAAGACCTCTAAAGTCTTCTTTGAACTTGACGCTGTGTTGTTCTGATAAGGCAACGAAGTCTACTCCGATTGCGGGTTGTTCAACCATACTTATACAAAAAACTCCGAGCAAACCTGCGTCGTCTATTCCGTATTCAATAACTTTAATTTTCTTCATATTGTTTTTTTTAACCGCCTAAGCGAGATTGGTTTTGAATTAATTGTTGTGCTTCTAAGTTGCTGCTAACTTGACCGCTTACAACGTATGCTTGCAATGGCGGTTGTTGGTTGGGTTGGTTACCTAAGAAGGCGAAGTTCGCAGGTGAAGGCGCTGTTGTTCCGCCACCATTGCCGCCGTTACTTCCTGCATTATTTGAACCGCCACCGCCACCACCTGCAAAGCGACCTATTACCGTTCCTGCTATTGTAGCGATAGACGCAGCTGCGCGAAGTTTAGCTCCAATGATTGCAGGTATTTTTATCGATGCTCCGCCATCTATTGAAGCCGACCAAAATGGATTAGAATTGTATCCGCTAATTTCTCGTTGTGTGTTAACTACTACTTGTGCAATGGCTAAAGCCTTGTCAAGTGCAAAAGCTATGTCGGCTGCTTTCTTGTTCTTCGCGAATAATGTTCCCAACAAATCAACCGAAGCAGAAGCTAACGACCAACGCGCTTCGTATAACGCTTTTTCAGCTGCTAATTTATCGTCTGCTAATTGTTTTTCTCTCGCTACTGTATCTGCTTTTGCTTTTTCGTCTGCGGCTTTTAACTTTTCATCGTTAGCAAGTTTTATTTCTAATGCTGCATCGTCGTACTTTTTATTTATGTCGAGTTCTGCTAGACGATATTTTTCAATAATTAACAACGTGTCTTCTTCTGAACCTTCCCAACTCTGAATTTCTTTTATTTTTTTTTGATCTAAATCGTAAAGCTCCTTTTCTTTTTCGCTTAATTTCGCTCTAACTAATTCCTGTTCAAGTTTTAATTTATCAGCTGCAAGTTTTTGATCTTGCTTTATTTCTTTTGCGGCACGAACCGCATTATCTTCAAGAAGTTGTTCTTGTGCTTTTTGCGATTCAGTTCGTTTTCTTTTTCTTTCTTCTTCTGCTTTTGCTGCTGCGTCTTTTCTAGCTTTTACATCGTTAGCATCACTGTTTGTTAACCCCGTAATCTGTAACGCGTTTAACGCTTCTTGGTCGTTATAAACGCTCTCCGAAATAAATTCAATTTCCTTCTTGATATTCTCCAAGTCAGTTATAGTTGTACCCATACCACTTGTCAGAAAGTCGTTTGTCGCTTGCATGAATTTACCTGCCTCACCAAGTTGATCTGTAATCATTTTATTTGCAGCGGAAAGTTTTGTTGTTGCACCAACATCTGCTTGCAACTTTACTTGTTTAGCATACAATTCTTCAAGATACGCTAACTTACCACGCACTTTTGCTTCTTGTTGTAGCTTTGCAATCAACGCATTTTTAGCGACTATCACTTGTCCCGTTGCGTTGATATCGTTAATAGCTGCAAGACCGTTAGCTTCTAACGCAGTGTTAACTTTTTCAAGTGCTTTCTTTCTATCTTCTTCGCTTTTAGAATGGTCGTTAACCGTGCGTACTAACAATTCAATTTGAGCCGTTTGAATAGCTACGTCTTTCGTTGCGTTTTGCATAGCATTGCTGCTATTCATGCGATTCATTGCGTCTTCATAAGTGAACGTGTATGTTTCAATCGCACCCTGCAATTCACTCCAGTAGCCAATCAATCCAACGATTAAAGCACCTGCTAAAAAGAAGGGATTAGAAACAACCGAAACACCCAAGTCAACTAGTCCTTTCGCCAACCCACCAACTTCATCTTTAAGCGTCTTAAAATCAATCTTTCCAACAGCACTACCCATTCCTTTCAACGCTTGTCCTGCTCCCTTTAAGTCGAGCGACATAAGACGAGTGCCGAACAATCCAACGTTATTCGAAAGACCTTCAAATGCGTTACCCGCGTTTGCGTTAATCTCTGCGGAAAGGTCGCCTATGTTATCCTTCAATTCAGCAGCACGTTCGGACGCTTTTTTAAAGGCGTCGCTGCTCTGATCCATTGTCAACAACTGTTGTTGTAACGCGCGCAATTCAGCCTTTGCACTTGAAAACGCTTTCGTTGTATTTTCTGCGGCGTCTGCGGTTTGGTTCAAGACCGTTACCGCGTTTGAGGATATGTTAAATTCTTTCGTTGCCATTATGTGAATAGGTTATATAATACAAATATCCAAAACGAAATATTTACCGAAATGTAAAATGCTTTCCATACATAATGCTTCCATATTTTTAGCTTACGCGAACCTTGCGCGATTAGCCCTTCTTTGCTGTTGCTCTTTATGTTTAGCTTTATTAATTCTAAACAGGCAACCATTGCCATTGCTTTATTTTGAAGCGGTTCCTTTGAAATCTGTTCCATTGCTTATAATTGTTATTGTGTCACCTGCTGCGCTTAACGTAACGCTTCCGCTACCTTCAACTGTTTCTCCTGTGTATGCTTGTATCGTTAGTGGATTTGCACCCGAAACAACGCGTTGTATTATTAATTCACGACCTGCGGTTGTCGTTGCGGAAGGCAAATAAATCGTGATACCATTCGATGTCGTATCTGCAAAAATCATGCGGTCGAAATTCGTCACAACGTAGTCGGTTGTAATTGTTCGTACTGGTTGTGTGATTGAACCGCTGAAGCTCACAGGCGCACCGAATCGCGTTGGTGCTAACGAAGGAACTTGTTGCGTAATGAAGGAACGCGTGCCGCCGTTTGGCTGTGAGAAACAATCGTTCTTTGCTATGTTCCAATTGTATCCAAAACGTAAACAACATTCTTGCGTTATTGTCGCAGGATCGCCATTCGGTGTTTCCCAATTTAACGTTTGGTCTAAGTTAGCGGACACGGGTAAAAGGTCGCAGCCGTTGTCTATGTCGAGCACACGAATAAGTTTCACTTTAGTAAGGTCTTGTTCACCTACGACGTAGCCTTGAATTTCAAGAACGCGCCACCAAGAATCTATTATCCATATCTTGTCGCTGAATTGAAACGTGAAAACGTCGTTGAGCGTTAGTGCAAACATTCCTTCTAAGATGCGCGCTTGCCCGTCGAATAGTTCGCGGTAGTAATTACGCCACCAACGGTTGTAAAGGTTCTCGTATGGGTTCGCAATGATTGTGTGCGGTGGTATTTCGGGAGCGAAGTTTAAATCCTTGTCGCTTACCGTCGCGTTCATTGTCGAGTAGTTGTTAAGACACTTGACAGCCGTGTTTTCAACCGCGCTTGTTACCTCATTCCAAATGCTCACAACGAAGTCTGCGAAGTAGTAAAGTATGCGCGGTTTCGGTTGTACGAATTGACCTTCAGCATTGATAAAACGAGGAACAACAACGTCGGTGTTTTCGACAGGTGCGGAAGGTGTAGACGCAAACGCTAACTCAACCTTTTCTTCGCCTGTTGCAAACTCGTTAATTACTTCAAAGTCGCTTTCCGTTACTTGATAGCGTCCATAAATGCGCCCGTTGTCTTTGTAGATTGAATTGAAATAGTCGCCGTCTTCGGCATACGTGAAAGTAAACTTAGATTTTTGCAGGTCGGTTGTTGGCGAGTACATGATGTCTTTCGACAAGTCGAGTTTCTGCGACCAGTCTAGCGTGTTTCCGCTTGCGATGTACTCAACCATTGGTTCTATTCGTAGTGTGTTTGGTAGTGTTTTGTCAGCCACGAAAACAAGGTTGAACATTTTTTGAATCGACGTTATAAAATCGATTTGCTTCATGTCGGGAGCGTTGAATTCCATTAAACAAGTGTCGCCAACAAGCGAAGTTCCAACGCTTAGAAGTTCAACTCCCGTTCCTGTGTAATCATTCGCTCCGTTACCCACAAATGCAATGTCAAATGTTGAAGTGTTATAAACCCCACCAACACCTTCAATTTTTATTTTCAAAGTATCTCCTGCGTTTAACGAAAGAGTAACTGTATTATCTTTTAAGAAAGTGTGTGAATATAAATTTGAATTGTCTACAAAATTGCTAAACGTAGAATCTACAAATACATCGTTTACATAATAGAAATAACTCAAAATTAAATCGGTTACATAGTTGCTTCCTGAAGAAGTTGCCGTTCCGTTTGCCCAAATTCGAAAAGTAAATTGACCACTAAAAGGCGCGGTATAAATACCACCACTCCAGTCGTTGCCCGCGTCTTCGTATTCGGTTAATGGAGCATAAAGATTTTTAATGTTATTTGTTGGTGTAAATGTAAACGTTTGATTTGTTGCATACGCCAACGTACTTGCATTATCATTTAACCCCAACGAACTATTCAAGTATTGCCCGTTCACAAAAGGAACGTACACGTTGTCTAAACAGCCTGCTAAATTGTCGCTTGTGTATTGCAAGCCTGCGTCGTTCATTATTTCGTCGAACAAATATTGAGCCTTAACAGCGGGTGTTAATTGCCCCACGCGCAACGCTAGTTCGTCGTTCCAATACACAGGCTGTCCGAGTGGGTTGTTTGCTGTTAAATTCCACTTATCGCATAGCGTTAGAATCGTGTGCGCGTTAGGTGGTGTTTCAACAAATTCATGAAGTAAATCGTAGTCCAAGTCACCTGCAACAATCGATTCAATATCTTTAAGTTTCTTTTCGTTGAGCAGACGCGCGAGGTTTGGTACTTCACCAAAGAACACAACTTCAAATTCGAATAGTTTACCGCTTTGCCAATAAAGTTTTTTAACTTGAATGTGACCGCTTGCAATGGGTATCGTGTTAACCGTTAGCACCGCTTCAACCTTCTTGCGAAAGTCAAACCAACCGTCGAAATTTACGTTGAAGATAGCACCGAAAAAGTCTACATTCGTTGCACTTGCAGGAACACGAAATTCTTGCGAGTAGTTACCTACGGAAGCGAAGTCGGTAATGTCGGTAAACTTGTAGTTCAAGTGCATTTTCTCGTTCTCATACAAGTCGAGAATCGCGCTGTTGCCGTTGCTATCCGTTAGCGTTAGAATTACTTGGTTCATCATAAGCCAACAGGTTGAGAGTATTTCAAATTCAAAGTAACGTTGTATAATTTCGAATAACGTTCGTCCTTAATAACAAAGTTCTGCGTGTCAACTAATACAGGTGTCATTGTTCCGTCGTCGTTGATTATAAACACGTTGTTTGAACGACAAAGTGTTTG